TTTTGGAGCATCTAGATTACAATTAAAAAAATTTCCTATTCACAAAATGGCAGAGCATTGCACTATTGCTATGATTGCTAAAAGAGCCTCAGGTAAATCTTATTTAACTCGTGAAATTCTTTACCATAAAAGAAATATTCCAGCTGTTACGGTAATTTCTAAAACAGAAAAACTAAACAGATTTTATGGTGATTTCTGTCCTGATAGTTATATTTTTGATAATTTTGATACTGATATTTTATCTAAAATTTATCAAAGACAAGCTAAATTAAACGAGGATAATTCTAAAAGGAAAAAGGAAGGGAAAAAACAAAAGGATGATAGTTTAATGTTAATTATGGATGATTGTATGTCTAGTAAAGGTGATTGGTTAAAAGATCCTCAAATATTAGAATTATTTTTTAATGGAAGACACCACCATATATCATTTATTTTAACTATGCAATTCTCTTTGGGAATTCCACCTGAATTAAGAAGTAACTTTGATTATATTTTTTTATTGGCAGAAGATTTTACTAACAATAGAAAAAGATTGTATGAACACTACGCTGGAATGTTTCCAACTTTAGCTGTTTTTGAACAAGTTTTTGGTGAAATCACCGAAAATTATGGAGTTATGGTTATTGATAACCGTGTACATTCTAAAAATATAGCTGATAAAGTATATTGGTATAAAGCAAAAGATGTGCCTGATTTTACAGTTGGTTCTCCTAAATATAAAAGATACCATAAAGAACACTTTGATAGGGAATGGAATAAAAGATTGCCTATTTTTGACCCAGGCTTAGCATTGGCCAAAAAGAGAAATAATATTAAATTAGTTGTTGAAAAAATAAGAAACTAAATACTAGTATTCGCACCAGCACCATATTGTTCCTTCATCTTATCAATTCCAATTTTATCAGAAAGTTCTTTTTCTTTCTCTGTTACTTCAGCCTTCTTGGCCATTAATTTTTCAATTTGTTTCTCAAGTTCTGATAATTTATTTTCGTAAGATAATTTATTTTCTGCATTTTCCATATTCTTCTTTAGTTCTTCCTTTTCAGTTGTTTTATTAACCAAACTCTCTTGTAGATTTTTATTAATTAATTCATATTTTCTATATTCGTGAAACATTTGAGCCTTCTTTTCATTTTCCTTCTTGGCTTTCATAGTTTCATTTAATTTATCGTTAGAATATTCAGATTCACCAGCTTCTTGAGAGTCTGCATCAGGATTAAAAGGACACCATTTATATAATTCTCCTACTAACAAACTAAATTTATCGTTAATATCTCTTAATGCTTTAGAATGATCATTAGCATCAGATTCTTTATCAAAACAACCACTAATTTTAATACCTACTAATGTTTTGTTTTCTTCTGTCAAAAATGAAATACAATACCAATTTTGTCCATCTACTTTTTCTGTAGTTCTTTTAACTGTACCTTCAAAAATAAAGGGAGTGTTTTGATTTTCAACAGTATTGTCTTCGGGAATTACCTGAAGATCTGGTACAATATTTTGTAGTTTTTCATCATATTCTTTTTCTTTGTCTTCATTTTCTTTAATTTTATCATTATAAGACTTAATTGATTCTTCAAATGTTTTTATTTGTTCTTTTTTCTTTTCAATTTCTTTTTCATTAGTAAGTTCTCTCAATTCTTCATTCAATCTATTTAATTGTTCTTCTTTGAGTAAACAGTTCTCTCTTATATTTTTAGCAACCATACTATATTTTCTCTTTTCAAATTCGAGATTCTTTCTTTGAAAATTAATCAAATAATTTTTCATCATCAAATTTAATTGGTCGTTCAAATTACCTCGATTAGGAGTAGGATCAAAAGCAACCCAAGCTCCTACTTCAGTACAAAAATTAAAATGACCTCTGTTATTTCCCAGTAATGCAACTTGTTCTTGTGCTTCTTCAATAGTTTTAAAAGCAGCACTTACGCGAATATATTTAACAGTTTTCTTATCATCACTTAACCATAGTGACATACAGCAAAACTTTTGGTTATCTGGTACAATTGGATCTTTTAGTAAATAATCAACTTCAGGCATTAAAGATTAATAAATATTAATCTTTAAATTAAATTTGTGTTTATTTTATTTCTAGCATCAAAATCCGCGTAACCCATCCAGACACCATTGTCTCTAAACATAGTTTGATAAATTTGAGAAGGTCTATCTTGATCTAATAATTGTTTTCCATCGGTCATCTCATTTTGTTTTACAATAGTACATTTATTATAACTTTTTGTTAAATTATAGGTTAATAAAATTGCACCAAAAAAGATTAGAATTACAGAGATATTATGTATAATTTGATTCATTATACATAATTAGATTTTTTATTTGAAAGATGAAATAAAATCCCAATTTAAATCATTACAAATTTTTTTCCAAATAACATCGTTTTCCATCAAGATGTCTAGTTGTTTATGTAATGGGAAACAATCTAACAAATGATCTAGTTCTAACAATTCACAGAACTTATGTAAAACGAAAGAATATGATAAGAAATTTTTTCTATCATTTGGTTTATGTTTCATCCAAGGATCTTGAATGAGTAAAAACATTTTAACGAACATTTTTTCCATATCTCTAGTTATTTTAGGTGGAGGTAATCCAGATAATTTATTGATAATATAATGAATGTGTTCATAAAGATTATTATATTTAAGTTTTTTAAGAATTTCTCGCATCTTGGACCGATTTAATGTAGATAAATCATTAATTCTCTTTCTATTTAATTCTTCAATAATATCTCTATAAATTTGGTCATCAATTTCAGGGGACTGTTTAGCTTGAAATGCATTTAGCCATTCTCTGAATCTATTTAATCTTTTATAGGGTGAATAATCTTTAATTTTAACATCTTCATCTAATATAATTACTTCCATATCACCACATTCTTGACAAATATAAGAAGATTCTGCTACATTTAATATCTTTTCAATATTGCATTCTAAACAGATTTTAATTCTTTTAGAGCCGTCATCTAAATTTACCCTAATTCCTTCGGTGATTTGACAATATTTTTCAAATAATTCTGATTTGTTTTTTCCTGTTTTTGGAGTTTCTACATTTACATTTTTTTTAGATAGAAAACTTAATATATTTTTTGATTCTTTTTTTTCATGATCATTATCTCTAATATTATAATAGGAATATAGTAAATCACCAGTAGTATCATAATAGTCCATTTCTTTGAAATTATTTTTTAAGGAAAATATTTTTTTTTCAATTATTTCTTTATGATCTAATAATTCTGCTCGTCTACCTTGTTCTACATTAGTAAATTTATCTCTTATTTTATCTAATTCACTAATTTCATTATTGATATTTGTCAACGAGTCTTCTAAAAAGTTTATATTGTCTTTTTCACTTTCAAATTCTTTTATCTTGATTCTATGTTTATTTTCAAGAGTGGATATTTTTTTAATGTCTGTTGCTTTAGACATATATCAATACTTATGAAAAATACTTTATATATTTTTACTATAAAATATATAATTTATTTAAAAAATCTCTAAAAATATTAAAAATTTTTGAATTTTAGTATAGATTTTTACTAAACTCAGTAAAAAAATATTAAAAATAAATTTTTAAATTTTTTTCTGATATAAAGTATATAATCTATGGGTGGAGGTTTAATGCAACTCGTCGCCTACGGCGCACAAGACGTTTATTTAACAGGTAATCCTCAAATTACTTTCTTCAAAGTTGTCTATCGTAGACACACTAACTTCGCTGTTGAACCTATTCAACAAGTATGGAATGGCAGTGCTGAATTCGGCCGCACTGTAACTGCTACCTTGAACAGAAACGGTGACTTAATCACCAACATGTACTCTGTAGTAGAACTCTCCGGTGGCAGTGGTGCCGAATGGGGTCTTGGTACCCCTGACGGTAATTATTCTGATTTATCCTGGTCTTATGTTAGACGCTTAGGTTATGCCATGATTGCAGAAACCAAAGTAGAAATCGGTGGTTCTAAAATTGATGAACAATACGGTGACTGGTTAAACATCTGGTACGAATTAAGCCACAAGACTGGTCAAGAAAGAGGCCATGCCGCAATGATTGGTGACTCACCTGCTTACACTGGTTTCTCTGTAACTAAAGAAGGCTCTTACTTATACATTCCTTTGATTTACTGGTTTAACAGATTTAATGGATTAGCCTTACCTTTAATTGCTCTCCAATACCACGATGTTCGTGTAACCATTCAATATGCTCCCCTTACTAACTGTGTAAACTTTAACTGTATCAGCACAAATGCTCCTTCCGTATCTGATCTCGGAATTACCATGGTAGACAACTATTTATTAATTGACTATGTATACCTCGATTCCGAAGAAAGAAAGAGATTTGCACAAGCCAGTCACGAATATTTGATTGAACAATTACAATTCACTGGCTCTGAAACTTTAACCAGCAACAACAAATACAGACTCAACTTTAACCACCCCAGCAAATATTTAATCTGGGTAGCTCACTTGGACCCCTATGTAAATGCCAATGACTGGTTAGCATACTCTCCTACCAATGACTGGAGTGCTGCTTTGGAAACCGCTGCTAAATTAGTCTATCTCCAAACCAGAAATTATTTGGTTGAAGCTACTAATACCAATGCATTTAGTTTTTATCAAGTAACTGATACATCTGGTGGTGCAGCTGAAGCTGCTGATTGTTCCAACACTACTTATTGGGGAACCTTAGTTGGTAAAGTAGATGGTGAATTAATCTTTAACGGTGAACAATACGGAAAAGGTTTTGAAGCAACAGCTGATGTATACCCTGCAACTCTTGACAATGTACTCATCACCAGAAACGAATTGACTATCGTTGATCTTTCTACTCCATTAAGTTATTTAATTGACGATGCTGGATATATTGCATTCAATGCAGGTAGCACAGATGGATTTTCCTTTTTGTCTAACGGTTATGCTGACAACTTCACTGCAAATGTACAAAATGCATTTAACTATGGTCTCTGGTTAGATGGTACCGTCAACCCTGTAGGAACTGCCAAACTTCAATTAAACGGACACGACAGATTCCAAGAAAGAGATGGTAACTACTTTAACTACGTCCAACCTTACCAACACTTCTCCAACACCCCTTCTGATGGTATTAACGTATACAGCTTTGCACTCAAACCCGAAGACCACCAACCTTCCGGCACTTGCAACTTCTCTCGTATCGATAACGCCACCCTCAATGTAAGCCTTGTAGGTAACAACAGTGTACCTTCTTACGGAAATGTATACGGTGAAGGTAACTTCTCTCCTCTCTCTGATATTTTAGTATCTGGAGGAAACAATACCATGAATATTTACACTGTCAACTATAACGTATTGAGAGTAATGAGTGGCATGGCAGGAACTGCCTACTCAAATTAAGGTGTTTAATTATTTACCTATTTTTTCGATGGTTATACATCTAAATAATTATGTAAAATATTACTTAATTATTTATATTTCAATGTAAAAAAAGAGTATTTCTAACAATTTTTAAAAAAAAGTTGCTAAAAATAATTTAAAGAAATGGTATAATTATATGTTAATGCTAACTACTCAAACTATAAATAAAATTCAAATAACTTTTTTAAATAATATAATAAAACTAGACCCTTCTCACGTTCCTATTATTAGTAGATTAAAAAATAATAAACCAGAAAATTATATATTTAATGATGAAGAAAAACTTTGGTATTTTCAAAATTATAAAAAGAAAAATAAATTAATTGATATTTTATACCCAGATGAAAAAATAATAAAAGTAGAATTTAAAAATAATGATTATAATGATTATATAGAATCAAATTTAATTTTAATTAAAGACTCAAGATTTAAAGATGAATTTAATAAGCCGGATAATGTTGAAATAATTAATAGTGGCAAAAGTATTAAAATTATTGAAGGAAAATATTCAGGTCAATATAGAAATATGTGGTGGACAATTAAATCCGAAAAAAATTATATTCAAATACATATTAAAAATAATATTTATACAAAAATTTCATTAGAAGACATTGATAAAGTGTTAAATATATCTAATATAAGACCTGTATGGTATCTTATGGAAAATGGTTATGTAGCTACAACATTAAGAAATGGAACAGAACAAAAAATTTATTATCTTCATCAATTTATCTTAGATCAACATACTAAAGATAATACTGATTTTAAAGAAACAGTAGATCATATTAATCAAGATAAACTTGATAATCGAAGAGAAAATCTACGTATAGTAAATATGTCTGAACAAAATAAAAATAAAGATAAACAAGCTCGTCGTAAAGATTGTAAAGTAAATCTTCCTGAAGGCATTAAAGTCTTACCTAAGTTTGTTGAATACAGAAAAGACGTATATGATAAAGAAAATAATAAACAAAGAGAATTTTTTATAGTAAATCATCCTAAACTAGAAAAAATGTGGGAGACTACTAAATCAAATAAAGTAACAATTCTTGATAAATTACGTTACGCAAAAGCAAAAATAGAATTAATTGAAAATAAATTAACGGAATCTCAATTTAAAGAAATTATTGGCTTGGAAGAAAAAATGGATTTACCTTTTGGTATTAGATTGGACATTTTTAGAGAAAAATATCATTATATTCTTGACATTAAAAATGATGACCAAAGATATAATGCAAAAATGATTTTACATTCTACAGATGTACAAGAAGAACTAAATAAATTTATTGATACTGTTGTAAATGTTAAATATCCAAATTTAATAAAAAAATATGAGATATTAAATCCAGTAGAAATTGATGAGAATAAAATATCAACTGTTGAGAAGAAAATAGTTACAGAAGAACAACCAATATATCCCCAATATATTTCAGTTTATGAAGAAAAAGGTAGTAAATATATTCAGTATAATAAACAGTCAAAAGCAGGAAGATTTAGTAAAAAAATAAAAATCTTAACGAATGATATTCAAAAAGAATTAGATTCGCTAGTATTGCAAGTTAATGAAAAATATCCTGGATATAATTTAGACAAACAAAAAATCATTAAACCAGAATTATTCAAGTTAAAATCCCTCACCGTCTAACCACAAAATAAATCAACCCAATCACCAACACCATAATTACGAAATACCCCGTCCAATCCAGCTCTCCAAGATCAGTAAAAGCTTCTCTACTAAATTGAATATCTGAAGTAAATGTGGATTGGTCTTGAGAAAGAGGAGATAAAATTAATCTTTCATCTTTCTTTAATGCTAAAACCTTTAGATGTTTGAAAGCCTTAGGAATTTCTGTATCAATTTGTCGAGTTAGCGGAAATATTTCAATTAAATGTTTAGCTGCTTTTTTATTGATTATATATCCAAATAATCCCCAAATTCTTTCTGGATAATCATAATGTTCATCGGTACTAGTATCAATTTTAAAATGATACCCTAAATATAAAATATCAAATTCTTTTATATTTTTTAATTTATTTTCTAATTTTTCCATAAAGTTATCAGGAATAGTAATATCATCTTCTAAAATTAAAACATAATCATCATTACTACATAATACTTTTTCATAAATCCATCTTTGAGATAAAGAAACACCCATGCCTCCTTTAGTCATTTTACTAGTGTTATTAAGTAATGCTTTATTTGTAGTATCTGCAATAGCATCTTTAGTAAATAAATTGCTTGGAATTAAATCTAAATCCAAGTTTTTCCCATATGCAGCTTCAATTCTTTCAACTGGACCTGAAAAATTAATTTTTTTTAGTTGTTTATCAACATTTTCTTTTCTATCTTTTCTATGGTCAAGGTTAATGTAATAAATTTTTTTAAACATTTCTACTATTAATATAAAGTACATAAAAATTAAAAACTAGTTATAAATAATGTTTAAAAAAGTTATTTTATTATCTCTTTTGCAATTTGTTTCTTCTATAGTAACAAAATTTGTTGTTTCTTCTTGTGGTGACAGTACAGATTTAATGCAAAATGTTGTTTTATCAGTTGAACCAAAATTACCTCAAATTGATTATACTTTATATCTTAATGGTGATTTAAGTAAAACTATTACTAAGGGAACTTCTAAATATGATATTACTTATAATTTTATTCCAGTTAGCCCTACAATTGAAGATTTATGTACTGAAATTGAATCCAGTAATATAAGTTGTCCTTTATTGAATGGTTTCATATCTTCTGAAAGTAAAGGAACAATCCCAATTGATTTAAGTGGTAGTTTAACTATTAAGAATCAATGGTTTAATAATGACCAAAATAAGATTTTATGTATGAAATTTGATATTAAGTTATAACTAATCTAAAAGCCTATACACTAATTTAGTGTAAAAAATTGAATAAAACTATGATTCTAATTATATCTAATTAGTTATGTTTCATTACGGTAAAAAATCAATTAATAATATCTACGAAGATATTACTAATGTAGGATTACTTCAAAATCAAATAAAAACTTATCCAGAACCTGTGACGAATTTGAATATTAGTATCAATGATATTGAATATTCAGATGATTTTGAAGTATCGATTCTCAGGTTACTTCATATCATATTTGGTAAGTTTAATACTATTGATACTACAAGACTAAAAGATAACAGAAATGAAGTATCTTTATTTTTGACTAAGAATAATAAAATTAGAAACTACATCTCAATTCGACAAAGAATAGAATGGTGTAATTTACTAAACAACCGGCCTTTTTTTCAATACAAGTATCAAAATAAATATAAACTACAACCAACTCTCAAAAATCTACATACATTTTTTAAAGTGTTCTTTCCTTCGGTACAAATGAAAGAGTTAATTAATTTTGAAAGTTATAACAGTGGTTATTATACTTCCGATAAAATATATGAAGAGACAATTATTAAATTATACCTTGACGGGAATAATTTATATGATTGGAAAATATATCAATATTACGAGAATCTAAATAATTGTAAAGGAAAATTAATTACTGGATTCTCTGAATTGAAATATTCTATTTATTTAGATAAATTTTATAATTAAATTTTTTTATTGTCTTCTGCAAGTATAACTATGACTTCCTCCTTCAGGATATAAACATTCGCCATAACCAGGTGTATGATCAGTAGGATAATAATTACCACCAACTACATTTTCACAATCAGCTTGAGTATATAATTTCATACCAGCTGATTCATATTGACCGTTCAAGAAGCAAGAAGGATCACCACCTGCTAAAGGAGGCCAATTAGAAACTCTAGTTGCAAAAGCTTGAGATTGATCACTACCATTATTCAAATCAATGCATCTATCAGCACCACTCCTTCTATTTGTGGGGTAACCTCCATATTTAGGACCATAGTTAAAGATGTTAGAACCTCCCCTAGTACTTTTACAAGGAGCTAAACAATTTCCATTTTGTAAATCTTCAGGAGTTTGTAACATTCCAGGAGGACAAGTGTAACCTGTAGCAAAACCAGGTAAATTCCATTTAGACAAAAGATAGGTTTGAATTTGTTGAGTTTGTTCTGTAGAAAGAGGAGAATTGAAAATAAGAAGTTCATAAATTACTCCTTTGAAGAAACGATCACCACCAAATGTTTTATTAGTAGAAAGTGTTAATTGTCCGGTTCCACCGTTCGCGACAACAAAATTTACTAATGCTATTTTAGTAAAATCATATTTAACACGACTAGGTTGACCATTTACAATATAACCAGTATCAGGAGCGAAATCATTACTATTATTATCTCCAAAATTATTTCTAGGATTCCAACGGAAAGCATGATCTTTTTCTGCAAAAGCTAAAATATAATCAAAATCAGTGTCTCTACTAGCTACATTTCCAACAAAGAATACAGTTGTATTATTATTAGTAGTTACAGGTGCAGATGAAATCATAACTTGTTTGGAAGTAAAACTAACTCCAGAGTTAATATTTTTATAGGAAGGAGGAATGAAAGTTGGTGCAACACTAAAATTATTAGAGTTACCAGATTTATCCATCCAAGAAGATATGTTTCCACCAGATAAAGTAATAGTTGATTCATCCGCCGAATCTAACCAAATTTGAAGTCCTCCAATGGTGGAAGGATTAAATGGTTCAGTTGGTACTCTAACTCTTGTAGGAGGGACAGGGATAGGACCAGGTGAGAGTGGAGGTACAGATAATGTATAAGCTAAGAAAGGGCCTAATGTTTCATTAACACCAGTCAAAGGTTGACTGAGGGTAACTGTGTATCCAGGTACATATGGGTTACCAGGCATTGTGTTTGTTTTTTCTACATTAGTAACTCTTGTACCAGGTTGAACAAATGGACCTTCGATTATTGAACCAATAGTTGGTAAAGGAGAAGTAACTTGACCTTGTTGTATTGAACGATCTGCGCCAGTTACAGGAGTACGACTATCAAAAAAGATTTGAGTAAAATCAGAACTATAACGACTCAAAGATTCTCCAGTTGCATTGTAACCATTATTAGTAATAAGAGTTATACTATTATTTGGGGTGGAAGATACATCTTGAAATCTTTCAATTCTTCTTTGAGGATTACATAAATAACCATATACTTCTTTAGGATTTTGTGAGTTATACATTGGTGTACAGCTTACATTCGTATTTTTTAATTTAAAGTTGAATGACATATATAAATATAATTATAAAAAAATTTTTATATTTTTATTTATATTCTAATAAATTTACTTTATCTTTTGTAAAAAAACAGTTTGAATACGAAATAACAACGTTTTTTTCTAAATAAAATAAAATTACATAACCAATACAAGCCCATAATAAAGATTTTATTAATCTTTCAAAATCATCCATATAATAATTCAAATAAATAAGATAATTAGCAAAAAACAAAATACCTAATTTAATTAGAGGTTTATTTATTTCAGGTATTAAATTAGTTATAATTATTATTGATATATTTGTACCCATTGTAATTGTAAAATTGCAATTCATTATATTAATATATTTTTAAATTTATAGTTAACAACACTGCGTAAAAAAATGAATAAAGATTTATTTATTAATAATAGTAATATACCATATGAAAAGAAGTATTAATATCGGAAAAATGATTGTGTTACCTTATGAATCATATTCAAATTATATAAATCTACCTGCTAAATGTCTAGAAAGATTATCTAATTTGCATATGAGCAATACTTATTTTTTTGAATTAAAATCAGAATCAAAAGAACTAGTTTATGTAGGTGTAAAAGAATTCATTAGTACGGATGATTGTGTTGAAGTACCTTGTTGGTTATCTGAACACTTACAAACTGATTATGCAAACATAACATTGATAAAAAATATTCCAAAAGGAGAATATATTAAAATTGAACCACAAGAAGAAGAGTTTTTCTCATTACCTGACAATGATAAATTAGTAGAATATGAATTATCTAAATATTGTTTACTTCAATTAAATCAAATAATTCCTTTGCAAATTTTTGATAAAGTTTATAATTTTAAGATTATAGAAATTAAAGATCATGACATTGTTGATATTTTAAATATTGATTTGAATGTTGATTTTAATAATAAATTTTATGAAAAACCAGATGTAGTTCAAGAACCAGATGTAGTTCAAGAACCAGATGTATTTCAAGAACCAGATGTAGTTCAAGAACCAGATGTATTTCAAGAACCAGATGTAATTAAAGAAAATGAACAAATGTTAAATACTCAATCAAAAAATATTTCAGTAGAACCTATAATTTTTCCTGACCGCGAAAAGCTAAGAGAAGCTAGGTTAAAGTTTTATGCAGATAAGAAAATATATATAGCCCCGATTATCGAACAAAACATAGTCCCTACAATTCAAGAAAAACAAGTCCCAGAACTAAAACAAACTCCAGTCATAGCCCCGATAATTCAAGAAAAGCCGGTTGCTATTAAAATTAAACGGAAATACACTAAAAAGAAAAAAATTTGATTTAAATATTCATTAATAAGCATATTGTATATATTTAATGGATAATACCGAAAATAATGATAATATTCCTTTAGAAGATAATAATGAAGAACTAACATTTGATGAAATGTATCCAGACGAAGAACTGGATGAAGAAACTTTAAATCTTATTTATAATACCAATGTAGTTGAAATTGATTTTACTAAAGATAATAAAAAGCTAGACATAAAGGTCTGTAAAAAAAAAGAAAAACCAATTCAAATTTCTCTAGATGAATTAGTAGAGAAAAATAAAACGAGTGCTTGGATTAGTGTAAGAACCAAAGATAAGAAAACTGATAAAACAATATTAGCTAAAGCGAAAGAACCAAGATTTAAATTTAATCCTCGTTTACCACCTTATAATATGATTCAAAAAAATTATAATGAGGAAATTACAAATATAAAAGCTACGGATGAAATACTTTTTCCTAAATTGTTATAATTTGTGATATTTGCATGCACTTCTTCCACAAATTTGCCCTTTCTTTGGGCCAGTTTTTATAATTGCTTGACAATTAGCATTTATAATTATATTATTATTTTTTACTTTAACACCACAATAAAAACATTTATTATTTTTACTTATATTAAAACATTTAAAATGATATTGATGTGTGCAACTTAATTCTATTTCTTTATTCTCCAATGGTGAATGACAAATTAGACATTTTTCTTTATCTGTTTTATATGTAGCAGCTATCATTTTATACATTTTATCAAAATCAAAGTCTTCCATTATTATAATATAAAAATTGATATTTAAATAACTTCATGATTATAATTCTAATTAATGTCTGAAGATAAGAAAATGTTAGAAGCCTTTATTGTTCATCTTAATAAAATTTTAGAGGCTGTTAATGAAGATAATATTAATGCTGATACACTTAGTAAAGTGATTAGCACTATTAAGGAATATTATAAAAAATTTAATAAGAATGGAGAGTCATCTTCCGAAGAAGATGAAGAATCTGAAGATGAAGATTCTGAAAAAAATGATAAATTATTTGAAAAATTTACTAAAAAAGCCGAACTTAACAGTGAACTAAAAAAATTTATTTCAAATGCCCATTTATTCTAAATTAATTTCTTTAGGTTGTTCAAATCCATTAAATCTACCATAACACGCTGCTAAAGTATACGCACCCATATTTTGAAATTTAAATACGTGATTTACTTTAGGCAAAGGTAGTTTTATTTTAGGGCAAATTACATCCAATGAATCACAAGACTGTCCAAATATAACACAATCAACCCATTCAGATTCATTAGATTCCCATAAAGGAATAGGCATATATTGTTGTCCATCAAATAATTTTCCATTGAATGTTGAATAAACGGAATCATTAATCGTAATATGATAACAATTTTCTTTTCTTTTAACTGCAATTACTTTACAATATAAATCAATTGAATTAGCTGAAAAATATCTACCAGGTTCAGAAATTAATTTTATTTTATTTTGTTCAAAGGTATCATAAAATGGTTCTAAAGCAGTGTTTAAAGTTTTCAAATTACTATCATAAGAAAAGCCACCACCAATATCAATTAATTTTATAGGCATTTGATGCTTGATGCAATAATTAAAATAATTATCCATAATATTCTTAATTGTTAAATAATATGATTCCATATTTTTACATTTGGAGCCTACATGAAAAGAAAATCCCTCAAAAGTATCATTTGATATTAAATCTAACATTTTATAAACTTCACCATCGGATGCGCCAAATTTTGAATTGAATTTTATATCAGAATCATTTTCAACCGCTTTAACTCTAATAATTTTCTTTAAATTTGGATTAATAAAATTCATTTTTTGAATTTCTTCTATTGAATCTACAACTAACCAATTAACATTTTTCGAGTTAGCGTACATAATATCAACATCTGATTTGGATGGATTAGCATAAATAATATTTTGAGGATTAGTGTATTTTAATACACTTTCAATTTCACCACGACTAGCACAATCAAAATTTACATTTGATAATGCTAAATTTTTTAAAATATTTTCTAAGGGTAAAGATTTAACAGCGTAATAAGGTTTTATGTTAGGTAATTCATTATGCCAAGTAGTAATTTGATTTTTTAAGTTAGAAAGGTTTACGTGGTAAACCGAAGAGTATGATTTTTGTATAGTCTTAATTAATTTTTTTAGCTTTTATAATAAAGTAATTATAAAATAATATTTTTAAATGTTTTTTACTGGGTTTAGACTCTAAAGAGTCTACAGACAAAATTAAAAATCTTATTTTTAATTTTACTAATTTAAAACTTTGTTTTAAATTGACTTAATTAGAAAAAGTTGATAAATCTATTTATAGATTATCTTCCTTAACTATTAATAAATGAGCACCGAAACTAACTATATGACTGAAGGAATTAAAGTTATTAATTCAGATGGTTTAGAAGAAATAATTCAAATCCCATACAATTTAAATAATGTCCTCGTGAAAGAAGATGATATTATTAAAATTTTAAATAATTATAGTGTTAAAGTTGATAAAGTAAATCATATTAATTTTTTCGAAGAAGCTTTCACTCATAAATCTTATTGTAAGAAGGATATTTTTCCAGATGATATTCTAACCGCATCTAAAAAAGAATTAGGTAATCCTTCAGAATTGTTAGAATTGAGACCAAGAAGTTATGAGAGATTAGAATATTTTGGAGACAGAGTTATTAAGTTAACTGTTTCAATGTATCTATTTTATAGATATCCAGACCAAGACGAGGGCTTTATGACAAGATTACAAACTAAAATTGAAGATAAAACCAACTTGGCAATTATGTCAAAGGATATTGGTTTGGATAAGTTTTTTATTATTTCAAAGCAAATTGAATCAATGAATGGAAGAAATTTGGAAAAGATTCACGAAGATGTAATGGAAGCCTTTATGGGTGCTTTATTTCTAAGTAATGGGTTAGAGGTTTGTATTTTATTGTTTGTAAACTTATTGGAAACAGTTATTGATTATTCTGATAAATTATATCGTGATAATAATTACAAGGATAGATTACTAAGATATTATCACGAGAAAAAATGGAAATTTCCTAGTTATTGTATTATTCATTTTGAAGGTCCACCTCACAAGAGGACATTTATTATGGGAGTTGAAAAAGCAGATTCAAATCAAAAGGAACATTTTAAGGATAGATGTATTGGATTTGGAACTGGTAATTCAAAGAAGGAAGGAGAACAGGCTGCTGCTAAAATGGCATTAATTAATTATGGTGTATTAAAAGAAGACCAATATACTAAAGCAGATTTATATTATCCTCCTTGGAATCTACTGGCAAATTACGATGGTGAGACTCCTGTACTAACTAAGAATAAAGAAGAAGAAATAGATGATAACGTATCTGTTTATTCGAAAATGTCTGAAAAATCAATTACTTTATAAGTTTAAACGTAAAAAATAATTTATAAGTTTGGCTTAAAAAAAAGACAAATTATATTTTAATGACAACATTAGAAGTTAACACAAGTAAAAAGAATTTATTTACAGAGTTATTTTCTAAGGAAAATAGGTTACTTTTACACAAACACATAATAAATAAACTTAAATTATCAGATATTTCAAAAGAGAGTAAGAAAAATATTTTAAATATATTACAAAAAAATATGAAAGCTAATTATGATAAATTAAAAATAGATAGTAGTACTAATATTAAATCAATAAGTGATAAATTTAATAATGAGAGCATAGAGAAAACATTAAATGAATTAAATTTTCTTAGGTCTCTTATTGATAATTTTAATAAAGATAGTTTTGAAACAGAACCTGAACAAATAATTATGGCTAAATTATTTTCTAATAGTAATCACAGTTTAATTTATAAAGAAGTATTAAATATATTAAATTTGAATGATAAAAGTGATAATGTTAAAAGTAAAGTTTTAGAAGTTTTAAAGAAGAAAATGCAATTAATTTCATCTAAATTACAACCTAATATGATTAATCAAACAAATTTTGAATCTATATTAAATCAATTTAATAAAATGTCAATGAAAGAAACAGTAGATCAAGTAAGTAATCAGAAGAGTGGTATAATAGAACCTAATGCATCAAAACTAAAGTTTGAAAGAGATTTCAATTCAGTACCAAATCAAGGTAATAAATTGATGGATAGACCATTAGCTACAGCTGCTAATAAAAATTTAGAAAAGTTTCTCTATCCTCCTGGATTTGAAAGGGAAAGTAAAAATAGTATTCCTGATCCAAAATTTGATAAATTATTCAAACCAATTGTAGATAATGTAGATGATAATTATCAATTCAATAAATATCAACATGGTAGAGGAACAGAAGAATTTGGTAATAGTTTTGAAAAATTAATGAGTGAAAGAGATATGGAATCAGCAATACCAAGACGACCTGCAACTCCAGACTTTTTAAAATCAGTAAATACAAGTAGTAAGGGTCCACCTGAGTTTAAAACAGATTCTAAAAGACCAGAGGTTACAAGGAAAGGAGGTAAACCTAATTTTTCACAAAGCATTCCAGAAAGTGAATTAGATACTGGATTTTTAAGTGCAAATGATAATAATGATTTATATGATATTGATAATATTGATAAACCAGTAGAAAAACTGGAATTTGAAGAAGATTCAAGATCTTTTGAACAAAGATTAAAAAGTTTAGAAAGAGATAGAGGTTCAGTAAGTACTCAACTAGTTTCAATTAATAATGAACCTGATTCTATGGAAAATTTACAACCCAAGACTATTGAAGAAATTAAAAGAGAAAGAGATGAGAAAGAAAGACAAGAACAAGATGAGAAAGAAAGAGAATTAAGAGAAAAGTATAAAGAACAAGAATTTCAAAAATATGTACAGAGACAAAAAGAAGAAGAAAAAAAATTAAAAAAAAATGCAGTTTATTCTGATCATTTAAAATATTTAGAGAAAGATGATGATGATTCAGACGAATCTCCAAAACCAAAAGTAGATATGCAAAAAATTCATGATGCATTAAAAAGATTAGGAATAGAAAAACCTAATTTACCAGATGTTAATTTAAAAAAAATAAAAAAAGAGAATAAATTATTAAAGAAAAAATTAAATGAAACTAGTTCTTTTGATTTAGTTAAAAAAGAAATTGGTAGTGAATTTTCAAAGTTAAATGAAAAAGAATTAGAAATTAACAAAAAAGAAACTGAAATGAAAGTTCTACTAAAAAAATATAGTTATCTTTATGGATTAAAACATGTTCAAATGGATATTTCGCCTCAAACTCCAACTAGTAAATATGTTTTTAACTTTAACAGAATAGGTAATATTCACGGAATTAAATTAATGTCATATTCTATTCCAACACCAAGATATAATATAGAAGAAGATAAAAATAATATATTTAAAATTAAATCTAATGAAGAAACAATAGAGATTAAGTTAAATTCAGGAAAATATAAAATAGATGATTTATTAGGCGTGTTAAATAAAAAAAGTAATTTGAAATTTGATTTAAATTATGAAGAAAAGGTGGAAATTAAAGGTGAGAATGAATTTGAAATAATTCCAACACCATTAAGTATGGAAGTTTTAGGATTTACTGAAACTTCTAGTGAATTAGCTAATGAATATATTGCTAATAAAACTTGGGATTTAAGAGTAGAAGATAAAGTATATTTATTCATTAACAATGTGGAAGAATCTGTCCCTTTTGCAGTTTTGTACACTGGAAATCAAGCGATGCAACAATTTAAATTTGATGAACCAATTGAGTTAGATAATTTAGAAATTGAGTTTAAAGATTCTAAAGGAAGAGCATTTAACTTTTATGGATTAACTTATAGTATTAATGTTCAATTAGAATTAAGTGAATCAATGGAGACAAATCTCTAGTTCCTAAAGTAACTGAACAAAATTAAAATAAATTTAATTTCTCTAGTTCCTAAAGTAACTGTCCCTGCACTTATTCATTTCAGCATCTTTAGTTATATTATTTGTAATTTCATCAAAAGTTTCACCTCTAACTAATCTAATAATAAAATTCATAGAATATACACCACATTCAGTATTACTAAATTGATGTTGTTGACTATTATATTTAACATCAAAATCTTTTATACTAGCGCCCCCTTTTATAATATCATTAATTCTAGGATTCTTCTTATATTTATTTTTGTACATATATGTAAATATTTTATTAATAAATTTTTTTGTTCTTTTGTGAGGTTTTTTACCAAATGAATCAAAATAATAAATTTGATCTTTATCTAAATTTGCATATAAAGCAACCCAATGAGAACCAGATTTCCAACTTTCATCTAAATTAATTACCATACCAATTTTATTTTTACCTTCTTTATTTA